ATGTTAGTAATAGCGATTTATGGATAAAAGATGTTAGCTTTTCTGTGCAGAAAAACGGTTGGGAATTATATGATAATGTAGAGTTGCTTGGCGAATTTGATACATTTAAATCTGCTAAAGCATATGCTAAAATATTAGTTGATAGCGGGGCTTATTGTTGTTATACTATAGATAGGAGGTGATAAAGTGCAGAGGTTTAGATTAAATCAATCGCTTGGCGACTTTAAAGTCATAGCAGTAAGCAAGCGGGGAAAGTTAAGAAGTAGCTGTATTACTACAGTAGATGGATTAGGAGATATAGTAGTCAGTCAAGTGTATGCTGATAGAAAAAGTGAATATATCCTAAACCCGTATGACCCACATAAGATACTAAGAGCTTAATAATAATATTTACTAACATGGAGGTAATACAATGAGATATTTATTCGGAATTTTTTATGCAACACTATTCGGCATTAAATGGCTGTGGGAAAAACTGGCGGGGGAAATGGTTGCTATCACTATTGCTACAGCCCTGATATATGCTTACCATTATGG